AACACAACTGAAAGTGTAATTAATGATTGTAAATTTGAAGGTAAGTGGGTATCACTACAAGGTTTAGATGTTAATCAAGTAGGTATTGATATTAGAGGCCTAGGTGCATTAACAAGTGAAAATATTGTCATTAGTAAATGTCATTTTACAAAAAACAGTGTACACATTTACAGCATTTACGATACACATGGTGTAACAATATCTGAATCAGTGTTTACATTTGGACATGTTGGTATTGACCTAGCAAGAACAAGTTCAGGTAGCGGTAGTCAATCACAAGGACCAAGACACTATATTATAAAAAACAATAACTTTGATAAAATAGATGATTTTGGCATTGCCGTTCACGCACCAAACAACACAACACCATGGGGACATACATCAACAGGAAATAATTTCTTAGATGTTGCTAATAACAGTAATGGTCAAAATGCTCCGCAAACTAGTGTTATTAAATTTGATACTCCTTTATGTGAAAGCATAGGAGACTTTTTTGAAAGAGATGCATTTATAAATGAATCAGGTTTAATAAGTACTCCATTTAAACCTAACGTAGACGGTTTTCATTATACAAGATCAAGAGTTAAAAAAGAAACTTTATCAGAAGTTGATGCACCAACTCAAATTTTAAAGATTCCATTCACTAAAGATAAATTTGCTTATGTTGATTATCTAATTGTCAAATCAGGTACAAGTTCAGACACAACAAGACAAGGCAGATTAACTATCACACTTAACAATTCTAGTGTTAATTTAACCGACAGTCACAGTCATACAGGAAACAGTGACGGAGCAATTGAATGGTCATGCACATTAGATGATTTAGACTCAACTACTGGTAGTGAAACAGTTGCAGTCAAATATCGCAATCCAATCGGCAACGGCGTAGGAACCCTCACATATAGTCTTAGTTACTTTGCGTAATGTTTTTAGAAACTACGGTTGATGACCGAATAAGTTTATGGAGACAACACAGAGACTCTTTAGAAAATTGTGACGATCCATTTCAACGTACACTTGACTTCTGGAATAATGCTACAACTATAGAGCGTGATTTACCTACATGGAATTCTCAAGCATGGCCAACGCCTTGGGAACTAATTAAGAAAAACCGGTATTGTCCAATCGCTATACCCCTTATGATAGGTTGGAGCCTGAAGTTAACTACAAGGTTTACCAAAACACCTGTTTTGATAAAAATATGTATAGACCAATCGGCGAAAAGATACTATAATTTAGTAGAAGTTGAAGATAGAATTATTAACTATAGAGACAATGCTGTGGTGCTAGTCGGTGAGTTATCAGACCCGATAATTTGCCAAGAAGTAGTTGAATTATCATAGTTTAGTTAAATACTCAACTACACACGAAAAGAAATAATATATTAGGAAGAAGGACGTTATGAACACATCTAAAGAGATTCTTATTACCAAAAGGGACGGAAGAAAAGAAAAACTCAATTTAGATAAGATTCATTTTGTCGTAGAAGAAGCCTGTGAAGAACTTTCAGGAGTATCAGCATCACAAATAGAGATGAATGCAGACTTACAATTTTACGATGGTATGACAACAGATGAAATACAAAATATTTTAATCCGTAGTGCGAATGATCTTATCTCGTTGGAAAATCCAAATTATCAATATGCGGCGGCAAGGCTATTGCTTTATGGTCTTCATAAACAAGTTTATGGAACTTACAATCACTTGTCGTTAAATGAAATTATTGATCTTAATATTAAAAAAGGTGTGTATGATCCTGCGATAAAAGAAAAATACAATGATACAGAATTAAAAAAATTAAACACTTATATCAAACATGATAGAAATGAAGATTTTACATACGCAGGACTAAGACAAGTTGTTGACAAATATCTTTGTCAAGATAGAAGTTCAGGCCAAATATATGAAACACCACAGTTTATGTATATGATGATTGCGGCAACTTTATTTGCAAACTATCCAAAGGAAACACGATTACAATACGTGAAAAAATATTATGATGCGACCTCACTTTTTAAAATCAATATCCCAACACCAGTTATGGCCGGTGTCCGTACTCCAATACGTCAGTTCGCTAGTTGCGTTCTTGTTGATGTTGACGATACTCTTCCTAGTATATTCAGTAGCAATAGTGCTATCGGCTATTACATCGCTCAGAGAGCCGGCATCGGAATAAATGCTGGTCGTGTTAGAGCAATCAATTCAAAAATTAGAGGTGGTGAAGTTGCACACACAGGAGTTGTCCCGTTCCTAAAAGTTTATGAAGCAACTGTTAGATCATGTACACAAAATGGTGTAAGAGGTGGTAGTGCTACAACGCATTTTCCTTTATGGCATTTTGAAATAGAAGATATTCTAGTATTAAAAAATAACAAAGGTACAGATGATAATAGAGTACGTAAATTAGATTACTCTATTCAGTTAAACAAATTGATGTATGAAAGGTTATTGTCTGGTAGAGAAATAACTCTTTTCTCGCCACATGATGTACCAGGATTATATGAAGCATTCTATTCAGGTAACAACGAAAAATTTAAAGAATTGTACGAAACATATGAACGCAAAACATCAATTAGAAAAAAGAAAATTGATGCACAAGAATTATTTTCAGCATTATTAAAAGAACGTGCTGAAACAGGACGTATCTATATCATGAACGTTGACCACGCAAATAGTCATAGTTCATTTAAGGATCCTGTATATATGAGTAACCTTTGCCAAGAGATTACACTGCCAACTAAACCAATTCAACACATTGATGATGAAAATGGTGAAATTGCACTATGTATTCTTTCTGCAATTAACGTTGGTGCATTAACACTTAACAAAGAAAATTCAGAACTTGAAGAACTGTGTGATTTGTCAGTTCGAGCATTAGAGGAAATAATTGAGTATCAAGGTTATCCTGTAAAAGCGGCAGAAATATCTACCAAGGCTCGACGCTCATTAGGTATTGGCTATATCGGCCTAGCACATTATCTAGCAAAACACAAAGTCAAGTATGCCGACAAAGAAGCATGGAAACTTGTACATGACTTAACTGAAAGTTTTCAATACTTTTTATTGAAAGCAAGTAATAATATTGCTAAAGAAAAGGGTGCGTGTGATTACTTTAATCGCACTAAATATTCAGACGGCATTTTACCTATCGACACTTACAAGCATGATGTTGATGAAATAGCAGGAAAGAAATTAAACCATGATTGGACTACTCTTCGCAAGGACATCAAAGTACACGGTTTACGGCACAGCACATTGTCCGCACAGATGCCTTCAGAGAGCAGTTCCGTTGTGTCGAATGCCACAAACGGTATTGAGCCACCTAGAGGATACTTGTCCGTTAAGAAAAGCAAAAAAGGGCCTCTTAAGCAGATTGTTCCAGAGTATTCGCGTTTAAAGAATTTTTATACCCTTTTATGGGACATGCAAGGCAACGAAGGATATATAAATATCGTCGCTGTAATGCAAAAGTTTTTTGATCAAGCAATTAGTGGTAACTGGAGTTACAACCCGTTGCAATACGAAAACAACGAAGTACCTTTAAGTGTTATGATGAAGGACATGCTTACAACTTATAAATTAGGTTGGAAAACAAGTTACTATCAAAACACGTATGACTTCAAAGGAGATGAGGATAAAGAACCTGCTTTGGAGAATAATACTGTTGACAAAGTAGCACAAGATGTTACTGTTGCAGATACAGTTAACGGACACGTTAATGGAGTGAACGGTCATACAAACGGGGACACAGTAACAGAAACTGAAGATGATGAACACTGTGATGCCTGTGCGATATAGGAGTTTATGAGCAAAAGTACTAGGAAGAAGGAAACAAAAAATAAAATGGCAAGCAAAACTGTATTCAACAGAGACAAGATCGATTTCACTAAAGAACACATGTTCTTTGGAGCAGATCAAAACACACAACGTTATGACGTATTTAGATATCCAGAGTTTGATAAACTAAATCAAACTATGCTTGGATACTTTTGGCGTCCTGAAGAAGTATCACTACAAAAAGACAGAGGTGATTATCAAGAACTTAGAGATGAACAAAAACATATTTTTACATCAAACTTGAAATATCAAACACTGTTAGATAGTGTACAAGGTCGCGGGCCATGTTTAAGTTTCCTTCCGTATTGTTCTAATCCAGAATTAGAAGGATGTATTATTGCTTGGGATTTCTTTGAAACTATTCACTCACGTTCTTATACACATATTGTTAAAAATGTATATGCAAATCCTAGTGAAGTATTTGATACTATCTTAGATGACGACAAAATTATTGAACGTGCAATTAGTGTTACAAAACACTATGATGAATTTAATGAAGTTGCAAATAATTATTTCCAACATAAAAAAGGCACTATGTATGATGTGAAAAAAGCATTATACAAAGCAATGATGACTGTAAACATTCTTGAAGGTTTACGTTTTTATGTTTCATTTGCATGTACGTTTGCATTTGGTGAACTAAAACTTATGGAAGGTTCAGCAAAAATTATTTCACTTATTGCTCGAGATGAAGCAACACACTTAAACTTATCTACACATATCCTTAAACATTGGGCAAGAGGCAATGATGATCCTGAAATGGCCAAAGTTGCAAAAGATTGTGAAGCAGAAGTTTATGAACTTTGGAAAGAATGTGTTGACGAAGAGAAACGTTGGGCAGATTACCTTTTTAAAGATGGTAGTATGATTGGACTTAACTCAAATCTACTTCATGCTTATGTTGAATTTATAGCAAACAAAAGACTAAAAGCACTTGGGTTGAATACAATTTATGATCGACCACTTTCTACTAATCCTCTACCATGGACGCAACATTGGTTATCAAGTGCTGGACTACAAGTTGCTCCACAAGAAACAGAAGTGGAATCATATCTAATTGGTGGAGTAAAACAAGATATAAGTAAAGATACTTTTAAGGACTTTAAATTATGATAGAAATATGGGGAAAACCAATGTGTCCATTTTGCGATAAAGCAAAAAGGCTATGCGAAACTAGAGGTTGGGATTTTACGTATAAACAACTTGGTGTAGACTTTGACCGTGAAGCAGTAATGGAAGAATTTCCAACTGCAAGAACTTTTCCACAAATAAAAATTTATGGAAAACCTGTAGGCGGATACCAAGAATTTGAAAAGTACATTGATGATACAGGGTTCAATGGTACTGGACACTCGATGGGATAATATGTTAATAGAAGCACAATACAAAGAAGGTGATACAATCACAATCAAACTATCAACTGGTGAAGAACTAGTTGCAAAACTTAAAGAAGAAAACGAAAATGTAATAAAGGTAAAAACTCCTTTGACTCTTGTAATGGGTCCAAAAGGATTAGGTTTACAACAGTTCTTGTTTACAGCAGATCCTGATAAAACTTTTACATTTAAACAATCAAACATTATAATGGTTACTAAAACTATTAAACAGTTTGCTGAAGTATATCAATCACAAACATCTAGCATAGTAACTGCTCCACCAAATCTACAAGTAAAATAAATACTTGTATGCATGAATTTGTTTTTCTAGTCAACGGAAAAAAAGTCACTGTTAATAAGTGGGAAGATGTTCCTACTGTATTTGATCATGTGATAAAGTTTCTACCAGAGATTCCGCCAGAACCTCACACAGAAGAACAACATGATGAAATAGAAAAGTGGCCAGGTAGGCTACAACAATTGATGGAGAAAGAAAATGCCGGCAATCACTAGAATAGGCGATGCAGATGTTCCACACTGTTCAGGAATGACTAGGGCAGTAGGAAGTGGTAATGTATTTGCCAACGGTATTGGGATTTCAAGACAGGGTGATGTTAATACAACTCACAAGTTACCGCCGGCACCGTGTCCGTCACATGCGGCATCAATAGCAGTAGGATCGACAACTGTGTTTATCAATGGAAAAGGTTGTGGAAGAATAGGCGATAGCATCAGCGGATGTACAAGTGTAGCCGCTGGTAGTGAAAACTGTTTCGCTGGTTAGATACTCTGAAAAGGTTTTGGATTTCCGTTTTTATCTCGGATTATTTCACCATTACCATCTAAACCAACCATAAGTCCTTTTACTTTCTCAGAATAGTATCTACAAGGGCGTACTTCTTCGCCATTGTACATTCTTTTATTTTGTACTGATTTAGGACCTTTTGATTTTTTTCCTGCCATTATCTCCCCTGACTATTATAAAACTTATGTGATCTTTTTTTGTGTTTGTTCATAGAACTAAACTTGCAAGATTTCTTTTTACTTGACTGACTAGTCTTTTTAGGTTTTGACACGTGAGCAGTATATGATTGATGTATCTTTGCCATATTATTTTCCTATTTTTTTACTTCTACCCATAGGTAGTTTTTGTTGTATTTCATATGTTCCGCCTTTTTTGGCTTCCCATTCTACCCTAACTATCTTGTTCTTTGCACTACTTTGATAGGATCGTACTGCTTTTTTGTAACTTGTTGCTTCTTTTGTTTCGACTTGGTCACCATCATAAAAGGTGAAAGTTCTCATACGTGTCATAATTCTCCTTATTCAATATCTGTTCTTACAATATGTTTTCGTAAGGCTCTTACTAGTTCTTCTATTTTATCTATTACTGATATAAGACTTTTATCTGTGATATATTTTTGTTTATCGCGTAGTTTGTCATATTCCTTTAAAGAAATAGTTACAGTACTACCTTCATTTTCATAAGTTGCATCAACTGATCTATCATCGGTCATAAAACTCCTGGTTAAATGTTTGGACATTAGTTAGCATTTTTCTCTTGACAAAAGCAAAAAGTGAGTATATAAATATAGTTGTAACGTTGAAGCAATTCAAACACTAGACAGGACCCCGGGGCAGTACCGGGCAGGTCCACCATAAGGACATTGAAATGGAAGTTATTTGGCACATTTTACTTACAGTTTGTTTAGGCTCGACCTGCCTTGAACAAGACGTACAATGGTTTGAATCCAAAGTAGAATGTACAGATATGTTAAAAGTGTATGAAACAATGCCATCCGATGGTAATTGGGACACAGTAGAATATATTTGTAAGCCTGTTGGATCAATGTCTTTATGATGGGCCTGAAGCAGGATCGACTGATAGATTAGTAGGAGAGTGGAGTTACCGGGATCTAAGCGCCGTTACCGCGAAGAAAACTACAAATGCAGATGAAAATCTAGCACTTGCGGCCTAGTTTAGGCTAACGGGGTTGGCAACTTACCTGGCAACAGAAAAGTTGCACTTTTTATAACAAGTAATAATAATAACAAAAAGAACCAATTATACACAAGGAGACCTTCTTCTACTGACATAGTCAGGATAAAGGAATATACAATACAAAAGGAGTCGATTAGGGGTACAATAACGGTGCCCCTAATCTTTTATCTACGGTAAATACACGTAGGAGATCCATTAAATGTCAGTAAAAGTAATTGATTCATTTCGTAGAATAGTAGCACAAAAAGGTGCTTCTAACATAGGACAAGTAGTCGCAGATGCAGATAACGACACACTTACAGTCCTTGCAGGAGCAGGTATTAACTTAGGTGTAGATGAAATAAGTGATTCCATTACTATTAGTACTCAAGGCGCTGATGAAGTAGTTGCTAGTGCATTAGGTAAAGTAGAAATACGTGCAGACGATTCAACTGTAAGAACTATTCAAGGTGGTGAAAACTTTGGTATACTTGGTGGTACTAGTGTAGTAACAACTGCCAGTAATGCTGAAGGTGATATTACAATTAGTGTTGATAGAGACCTAAGTAACTATGATAATTCAACTTCTGCTTTTTTGGCAAACATACAAAATGAATCAATAGATGATTTAGTAGATGTTACAACCACAGGAGTTGCAAACAATCACCTATTGCAATATGATAGTGGCACAGGAAGATTTGTTACAAGAACAATTACTGCCGCAGGATTTGCCGCAGTATCTACATCAGGATCATACAATGATTTATCTAACAGACCAAATTTAACCATTGACGGTGATATGTCAGGTAGTACTGGCGGAGTATTGGCCGGTGGTGCAAGTACTCTTACACTTACACTTGACACAGTAAATTCTAATGTTGGAACTTTCAATAATGTAACTGTAAATGCAAAAGGTCTAGTTACAGGTGCAACACAAACTACATTCGCCACTGTTGCGACATCAGGTGACTTTAACGACCTAGCAAACATTCCAGACTTATCAAGTACCTACAATTTTAATGTTACCGCCGACGATTCTACACTTGAAGTAATCAACTCTAGTGAAACTTTACAAATTAAAGGTGGTACTAATATTACTACTAGTTTGACAGACGGAATTTTAACAATAACAGGAGCGACAACTTCTCCAGCAGGTTCAGATAGAGAAATTCAATTTAATGATTCA